GAAGATGAAATTGTAGCAAGTCCTTTTGCCGCAACTGTATCTAAACCAATTGGTGAAAGCTTTTTAGACATGATAATACCTACTATCTACTCAGTTGATGATGACGGACAGCCAAGTGGGTTTAGTAATATGCCTAGAATATTATATAATTCAACAGGGGGGTCACCTACAACATTAACATCATCTACTTATTACATACCAACGCAAAACGGAACGTCTAGTGAAAATGCTACTGACTTTTTTACATTCTCACATTTAACAGATATTCCAACTACATCAACAACAAATGACTTTAATTTTGGGGAATGTCAATTAATATCACCAATAGGAAGTGCAGTATCAAGTAATTTATTTAATAATAATTGGCTTCCTTATTACAATGAATTATATAACCCTGACACAAAAGTAATGACAATAAAAGTCAACCTAAGTCCAGGGGATATTGCGGAGTTTGAATTTTCTGATATGGTTATGATTAAGAATAGGGCATATAGGGTTAATAGAATTGACTACAAACCAAAAGATTTATCAACTGTTGAATTTATTTTAATTGGATAATGGAATTTAGAAACGGATATACAATAAAACCGAAAGAAGTTTTAAGAAGTGGGCAAGTAGTATTTACTGACGGCACAAATGATGCAACACCAAATCAAGCTGCTTGTGAAGCTTATGGTTATACTTACGATACATCAACAGGTACCTGCAGGGCTTATACTTATTCAATGGGTACTGAAAGGGCAATAAGCAATGAAACTAATTTTATTAAAGGAACAAGAAACCTTACTGAATCATCTACAACTAACACTATGGTAATGGGTCAAGGCAACATTACAAAAGGAAATAACAGAAGTAATATTATAGTCGGAAGTAGTAATGAAATAGAAAATGGGGTAAATAATGTAACTGTATTTGGTACTAAGGGGAATGTTACTACTGACAATTCAATAGTGTTAGGTGGCAATCAAGGAACAGACATATTAGGCGAAAGACAGGCAATACATTTAATGTATGGAACACAGACTACGCAGGGTGCAGAAGTTGATAGTTACTTGAATAATTTATCAGGCAGTTATTTTCAACCACCTGCAAATTCTATATTTTATTTTCACGCAGATGTGATAGCTGTTAGAGTAGCAGGTTCAGCAGGAGAGGGTGCTGTTGGTGATTATGCTAGTTGGGTAGAACGTGGTGTATTAATAAACCAATCAGGAACGCTAAGAATAAATAGAGAAAAAGATCCAATCAAAAGTAATGGGGTTGTTACAGATTGGCGCCCTAGATCAGATGTGTCAGGAAGTAATTTTATAATCCATGTTAGAGGTGAAACAGACACAACTATTGAATGGAATTGTTACGTAAGAATGACACAAATACAAACAAGTGTAGCACTATAAAAAATAAGTTATGGCAAAAGAAGAATTAATTTTAGATGTAAAGACAAATATTGGTAAAACTACCAAAGAAACGAAGGATTGGGCTAAAGAATTAAAAGAAGTAAACGAACAGCTTGTAATACAAGATAAAGTTATTAATGACTTAGAAAAAGAGTTAATACAATTAAAGGCAAAGCAAGATGCTATTCCTAAAGGTGCTTGGGTAAAAGGAATGGATAAGCTTAATGACAAGATTAAGAGAACATCTACTGAATTAAAATTAGAGAAGAACGCCTTAAATGATTTAAAAAACGAACAGAAACAAGCTGCAAGTGAAGCTAAAAAATACAATCAAGCACAAAAAGATCAAAACAATGCAGCAAAAGAAAGTATAGGTAGTTTTACTTTAATGGGTGTTTCATTAAATGGTGTTAGGGCTGCTATGGTAAAAGTCGCTGCGACATCAAAAGCTATGTTTGCTTCAATAAAAGCAGGGCTAATAAGCACAGGTATAGGTGCTTTTGTAGTGGCTATTGGGTCTTTAGTTTCTTATTTTACACAAACAAAACGAGGTTCAGACTTATTAAAACAAGCTTTGGCAGGGCTTGGTGCTATTGTTAGTGTTGTAACAGATAAGTTTTCACTTTTAGGCGAAACAATGGTGAATGCCTTTAAAGAACCTAAAAAAGCTGCTAAAGAATTAATTGATTTTCTTATAGATAATGTCATGAATAGGTTAAGCGGTTTTGTTAATGGCTTTGCAGCAGCAGGTAAAGTGATTGAAGCAGCACTTGACTTAGATTGGGAAAGGGCAAAACAAGGTGCTTTTGAGTACGGACAAGCATTAATTCAAGTTACAACAGGTTTTGATACCGAACAACAAGAAAATTTTATAAATGGAATAAAAAAGACAACTAAAGAATTAAAAGAAGAAACAAAAGCTATGGCTGCTTTAGAAAAAGCTAGGCAAAATCTAAGAGATGAAGAAAATGAATTTATTGTAACAAAAGCAAACACAAGAAGGGAAATAGAAAAAGCAAGACTAGGTGCAGAAGATGAAACTAAGTCAGCAGAACAAAGGTTAGCAAGCCTTGAAAAAGCTTTAGAATTAGAAGGAAAAACTACTAACAAAGAATTAGAATTAGCTAAACAAAGGGTTACTGTTCAAGAACAAGAAATGGCTTTAAGCGAAAACATGGCAGAAGATGAAGCTGAGTTAGCACGATTAAGGGCAGATGTTATTGATAGGGAAACTGCTTCTGTTAGAATGCAGAAAAGAGTAATAATGGAAGTAAACACTCTAAGAAATGAAATTAATGCACAAGCAGAAGCTGAGAGAAAGAAAATAGAAGATGAGATAGCAAAAGACAACGAAGATGCTGCAAAAGCTGCTAAGCTAATAGCAGAAAAGACAGCAGCCGCAAAAATAAAGACACTTGAAATGACTAGGGACGTAGCTATGAAGATAGCAGGAGAGGGAAGCGCAGTAGGGAAAGCAGTAGCTGTAGCGTCTGCAATTATGAATACAAAAGATGCCGTTACGGCTGCTTTAGGTGCAACACCTTATGGGCCTTGGAATATAGCACAAGCAGTAGCAACAGGTGCGTTTGGAATGATGCAAGTAAAAGATATATTAAGCACACCCACACCAGGAAATGCAAGTGGTGGTGGAAGTATATCAGCAGGTTCAATGGCAACAGCAACAGCCCAACCCCCTGCACCTCAAATGATGGGTGGTTCTTTTGAACTAGGTAGTGGAGTAAAACCTGATCCTGTTCAAGCATTTGTTGTAAGTGATGATATAACAAACAATCAAGATAAATTAGCCGCAATTAGAAGAAGGGCTACAATTTAAAAATCAAATATATTAACTTAAAATCTATTATATACTATGCCTTGTAAAAAATGTAAAGACGGAAAAGTAAAATGGGGAGAAACAGGAGAATGCGAGTATGATACTATCGCTGAATGTGAAGAAGCCAACAAAGACTATTACGAAAAGACTACATCTATTGTAGAATTGGTTATTGATGATGACAGTCAAGAATTAGCTATTGATGCTATAAGTCTAGTGGCTTCACCTGCCATAGAACAAGATTTTGTTTACTTTGGAAAAGAAAAGAACAACTTAACTTTTGCTAAAGTAGACGAAGAAAAACGTATGCTCGTCAGTCCTGCTTTAATCCCTAACAAACAAATATTCAGATATGATCCTAATACTGATTCAGAATACTATGTGTATTTCAGCCCTGAAACAGTTAGAAAAGCATCTGAACTCTATTTAAAACATAACAATCATCATAAAGCAACCTATGAACATCAAGATAGAGTATCAGGAGTTTTAACTGTTGAATCTTGGATAAAGGAAGGGGATAGTGACAAATCTAAATTATACGGATATGACTTACCTAACGGAACGTGGTTCGTTAAGATGAAAATAACAAATGATGAATTGTGGAGTAAAGTTAAGGGTGGTGAACTTAAAGGGTTATCAATCGAAGGTTATTTTACGGACAAAATGGAAAAGATGTCAGAAAAAGCACCTACTGATGAAGAAATACTATCAGCTTTAAACGAAATAATAAAGGAAAATCAAACAAAACAAAAATAATTCTATTATATAGCAGAACCTAAATAATAAACTATGGATATTAAAGAACAAATACTAGTAGCACTTGGCTTAAACAAAGCCGAAGAAGAAGTTAAATTGGCTTGGCAAGCAAAAAGCGAAGATGGTACAATCTTTGTTTCTACTGCTGAGGAATTAGAATCAGGGGTGGATATAAGCGTTTTGACTGAGGACGGAACGACAATCCTTTTACCTATCGGAACTTATAAAACTGACACAGGCGTATCTTTTAGAGTTGAAGAAGAAGGGGTAGTTGGTGAGGTTATTGAATCTGAAACGGAAGAAGAAGTTGAAGCTGAAAAAGAAGAAATGGCAGAAGTTAAAGAAGAAGAATTAGGTGAAGATAGAGGAGAAGATGATGATGAAGTTGCTGCTGATGATTGGGCAGGAATGGAAAAACGAGTGAAAAATCTTGAGGACGCTATTGCTGATCTTAAATCTAGAATTGGAGAAACAGGAGATGTAGAAGAAATGGCAGAAGAAGTTGTTGAGCCATCTACAAACCCAAAGACAATCAAAACAACTGAAGTAGTTGAATTTTCAGCAGAAGAAGAAATTGAAAAGTTAAAAGCTGAAAACAAAAAACTAAAAACGGAATTAGCAGAATCACCTGCTGACAAACCAATTAACACAAATAAATTCAGCTCAGAAAACAATAAAGTTCTCAAAGCTGATTTAAGTAAAATGAGTAAAAGAGAAAAAATACTTTACACATTATCAAATAAATAAATAAATAATTAAAAAAAAGAAAAATTATGCCTTTACCAACAGTAACACAACCAAACTTTGAAGGGAAAAGTGCTGGGTTTTATATCAGTGCCGCCCTACAAGCAGTAAATTCATTAGACTACTTTACAATGATGGAAAATGTGAAGTACAAATCAAACATCACTCGTATTGAGGGAACATCAATGGTTCATGATGCTACTTGTGATTTTACCGAAAATGCAGGAACAACTTTAGCATTAACAGAAAAAACTATTGAGCCAAAATTGGTTCAAGTAAATCTTGACATTTGTAAGAAGCAACTTTTAGATTCTTGGGAAGCTTTAACAATGAGAGCAGGGGCAGGGGGTAATCCATCAGCTACTTTTGAAGATTACATTATTTCTTATATAGGTGAGATTATAGCTTCTAACACAGAAAAATGTATATGGACAGGCAACACTGCTAACTCAGGTGAGTTCACAGGAATGGTTACAGGTGCAGTAGGATTATTACTTCCAGGTGTAGATGCGACAGTTGTTCAGACCGCAGCTTCAGCTTCACCTTTTACAGCAGCAAATATCTTAGCTAACTTACAAGCAGGGGTTGATTCTGTTTCAGATGCTTTATATGGTAAAGATGACTTGCATATTTACTTGTCACCAACTTCTTACCAAATGTATATTGCAGCAGTATCTACTTTAGGATATGTAAATGCTTATCAAATGAATGGTGATTACAAACCTTTATATCAAGGTTTTAAACTTGCTATGTGCAATGGAATGGGTAATGATGAGCTTGTAATTGCACAAAAATCAAACATGTTCTTTGGAACTGACTTATTATCTGATGCAACAAGAATAAATATGTTAGACATGAGCCAACTTGACGGTAGTGATAATTTACGTGTAGTTTGTCGCTATTCAGCAGGTGTTCAAACTGGTGTAGGTTCAGATATTGTAAGAGTATCATAATAAAATTAATCATGATAGCAGGGGTGTAAAAACCCTTGCTCTCTTAACCTTTAAAAAATAAAATAATATGGCTTGTACAAATTTAACAAAAGGTAGAGGACTTGATTGTAATAGAATATCAGGAGGTGTCAAAAAAATATTTTTCTCAGTATTTGACCCAAACGTATCTTATACTTATGATGCAACACACCCTTTAGAAATTGATGCGATTGATTGGAACTCTACTACTATCTTTGAATATGTTATGCCGCTTGGAGTGGCTAGTGTTACTGACACTATTGTTGGTAGTCGTGAAAATGGAACTATCTATTACACTCCAACTGTTAACATAATTTTAAATAGACTTACAAAAGAAGATCAAAACGAAATAAAACTTTTAGGTCAAACTAAAGTAAGAATTTTTGCACAATTAAACCAACAGTTAGCTAATGGGCATGACGTGTTTATTGCTTTAGGAATGGCTAACGGAATGGAATTAAATGCAGGAACGATTGATAGTGGGGCAGCATTTGGTGACAGAAACGGATACACTATGACCTTTGACGGCATGGAAGCAATACCTTTTGCTTTCTTAGAAGATTATACAACAACTCCATGGGATCAGTCTGGCTTTGTCAATGAAGCAGGAACATTCCCTACTACTTCTTAATCTTATTAGTAGTTTTTATATATTTCTTGATTAGAGGGCTTTTTAGCCCTCTTTTCTTTTATAGCAAATAAAAACAAGGTTTTTCTATTATATAGTAGGATGATACAAGCAATCACTAAGACCAATCTAACAACATACCTGCAAACTGAGGATAATAGAATCAACACCGCAGTAGCAAGCAGCAATATTAGGCATTTGTTAAAATTTACAAATGTTATGGATAAGTCTGTACAATATTCTTATGGAGCAACAGAAACTATAAATAATAGATTTACCAAGTTTACATTTGACTATAATATAATAACTGACATCTATACAGGAAAGGTCAATTTTGAGCCTGCTGGATATTGGACTTATGAAGTATATGAAGTAAGTTGGATTGGCACTGTATCTGTAACAGCTAATAAAGCACCTGTAAGCGAAACTGATGTATTGCCAGTAAATAATGACAATGGTGTAGTGCAGGGCTTAGTAACTAAGGGAAAAATGTATGTTGATGAAAAAGCAGGTACAGAACAGGTACAATACACACAGCACCCTGAACCAAGCGGAACAAACTACATTTTCTATGGTACACCTACTTTTAATAAATACTCTTGTACATTTGACGGAGTTGATGATTTTGTTGCGGTAAATGATTCAGCAGTATTAAGGCCAACAAGTGCATTAACAATATCTTTATGGGTAAAACCTAGTGTTTGGGATATAACAACAGGATCTGATACACAGTATATTTTAGGGTGTGTTAGTTCAGGGGGTTGGGGTATAAAGTTAGTTAATAGTGGGGGTAATGTTACTACATTACAATTTGAATTAAGAATAGGGTCAGGATATATATATGCTACAATTGATGAAGCAACAACAGAAGCATTTACAGGTTGGAAAAACATAATAGCAACGTATAACCAAACAACAGGGTTGTCAAAAATTTATCACAACAACGACACTACAGGAACAACAAATGGAAGTACAACGGCAGGAAACCTGATAAGTTATTCAGGATCACCTGTGCCCTTACTTATTGGTGCTGATGCTGCAAGTGCAACACCAACAGGTGCAGACTTTTTTAACGGTGCAATAGATGAAGTAGCAATATTTAATACAGAAGTAACCTCAGCACAAAGAACAGAAATATATAACTATGGAGTAGCAGATGATATAGCACAAATGGCAGGATTAATAGGGTATTGGAGAATGGGAGATCCTGACGGACAATCTTCATTCCCAACTATTATTGATGTAACTACTAATGGTAACAATGGAACAATGACTAATATGACAGCAGCAGACATAACAGGTGATGTACCTTAAATTGATATGATATGAATTATGTAATTTATGATATGAATAATGTTGCAAATATTGACTTTTCTAAAGTTATAGAAAATAGCGTAGAAACTTTAAGACTTTCAGTAGATGAATCATTAACTGTTTTAAAATATGAAGGCAGAAAACCTAGCTTTTTAAATGGTTTACAAAAATACACACATTCAGAAATACTTGCAATAATGAGAACATCTGAGTGGAATAAAGAAGAATAAAAATAAAAATTAAAAAAAATGGCAATAGAAAATGTACAACAGCTCTTAACTGAGCAATTAGGTAAAAATGCAGGAACAGAAGTGTTTACAGGTGCAGTAACAGGTAAGAACTTTTATTGTGTTTACTTTCCAGTAGAAAGTGTAGTAAGTGCGATAACAGCAGCAAGTGTAACAAATGTAACAGCTTTACAAACGACACTACCAGCAGGAACAACATTATTTATGAATATTACGGCTATTACCCTAACAAGTGGTGTAGCAATAGGATATAAAGAGTAATATGTTAGCATTAAAATTAGGATTAAATTTAGGTTCACCTAGACCAATGGGTGCTTGGAACCCTATTGACGAATCTTCTTTAGAAGCGTGGTATCAAAATAAAGTGGGTATTACACTTAATGGTGCAGATGTAGAAACTTGGAGTGATAGTTCTACGAATAGCCGTAATATGACACAGGGTACAGCAACTGAACAACCTGTATATAATGCGTCTACAGGGCAGCTTGGTTTTGTTGCAACAGATTTTAATAACTTACAAACTACATCACAAATTAGTTTAGCTGATGAATTTACTATTGGCTTTATTGCTGAACCTGATTCTTACAATGGAACAATATTAGGAGATAATACTATCAATAACGAACTTTTTAAATATTCTACATCTGATAAATTTGTTATAAAAATAGACGGCACATCAAAGACATTTAGTTTAGATAGTGGTACATGGGGTTTAAATTATGTTGTAATAACTAGAAACTCATCAAACCAAATAGACTTTTGGGTAAATGGTGTTCGACAAGCTGACGTAGAAACAATGTCAGGAACAGCAGATATTGATGCAATAGGTATCAGAAATTCTAATGTCAATCCTTATGACGGAACACTTAGAGAAATACAAATATACTCATCAACAAGTGCAAAATTGATAAGTAATGTAATATCACATCTTGGAAACCTGCTATAATATAAAATAAAAACATGAAAGATAACATAATTAATATAAACCTGGAAACTAGCACCTCACCAACTATTCAAGAGGTTAGGGGTAGAGATTGGATAGAATATGGAACTGATGATGGAAATTGGAGAAACCTATATCCACAATTCTTAATAGACTTGTACTATTCTAGTAGTATATCGGCAGCGATTATAAATGCAACTGCTGAAATGATAGCAGGTGAAGCACTAATCATAAAGGACGAAGATGATAGAGATTTAGAAGCTAGAGTTAAACTAGAAAACTTTATCAATAGGGCTAATGGAAATGAAAGTCTACATGAAGTTATTAAAAAGTTATCTTTTGATTTTAAATTACAAGGTGCTTTTGCACTTAATATAGTTTGGTCTAAGGACAGAACACAAATCGCCGAAATCTACCACGTGGCAGTAGAGAAAATTAGATGTGCAAGACCTGATGAATTTGGTAAAACTCCTGGCTACTACATCTCTAGTGATTGGAGTAATACAAGGCAGCACAAACCTTATTATGTTCCTGCCTTTAATACAAACGATAGAACATCAGCAAATCAAATTATGTATTCAGGGCTTTATAGCCCTAATATGAACTCATATTTTACACCAGATTACGTTAGTTGTAATAACTGGGCTTTAATTGATTCTAGGGTGTCTGAGTATCATCTCAACAATATATCGAACGGCTTTGCAGGTTCTTTTATGATAAGCTTTGCAAACGGCATACCAACACAAGAGGAAAGAATACAAATAGAACAAAGTCTTACTGATAAGTTTTGTTCAGAAACTAATGCAGGAAAATTTGTACTTACATTCTCAGATGACAAAACAAGAACACCTGAAATAACACCAATAAGCACAAGTGATTTAGACAAGAGTTATTTAGCACTCCAAGAACTATTGACTAGCAACATCTTGTCAGGCCATAGGGTGACCTCTAAGACACTTATGGGGATTGATAGCACCAATGGGTTCTCAAGCAATACAGATGAGCTTATAAACGCCGCAGATTTTTACAGACAAACTGTTATAAAACCATTCCAAGACCAATTAGTAAAGCAGTTAAGAAAAATATTCCAAGTAAACCAAATGGACATGCCTGTTCGTTTTGTTCAGTTAAAACCTATTACTGTTCAATTTGATTCTAAAACTATACGTGAGGTAATGACTACTGACGAAATTAGAGAAGAACTAGGGCTTGAACCTTTAGATAATGAAGACACAGTTGAGCAAGATGTTAAATTAGCTAAAGTTGGAATGATAGACGGACAACCTGTTTTTAGCACAATAGAGGAAGCAGAAGCACACGCAAAGACAAAGGGGTGTACTGGTTACCATGAACATGAATTAGAAGGCAAAACAGTATATATGGCTTGTGAGGGGCATTCAGAAGCAACTGAACTGTCTAAGTTTATAGAAGAATTTGGTGAAGACATCCCTGAAGGTTGGGAAATGGTTGATGAAGAAGTTGTAGATGGTGAACACCAAGACTTTGATTTTGAACAAGTTTTAAATGAAGTGGCAAATGAAAAGCTAGAGTTAGCTTCAACAGGAACAGCTAGGCCAAACGCAAGGAGTAGTCAAGACGGAACAAACAAATCTGACAATGATTTTTACAAAGTAAGATATGTTTACACTAAAGACAACTTTTTAAGCCAAAAAGGTGAAACTAGAGATTTTTGCAAATTAATGTCGTCAGCTAAAAAAATATACAGAAAAGAAGATATTTTACAGATGAGCAATAAGGCAGTTAATCCAGGGTGGGGACCAAGAGGTGCTAACACCTATTCAATTTGGCTTTACAAAGGCGGTGGGAATTGTCATCATTTTTGGTTAAGACAAATATACAAGACATCTTTAAGGGGTGCTAAGGGCAAAATAAACTCAAACCAATTAATATCTTATACTAAAGCAAAAAGTGAGGGTTTTACAGCAGAAAAGAATGACAATTTAGTGGCTAGACCACCTAAGAGAATGAAGAATAACGGATTTTTAGAACCAAGGTAATTATGGCATACGTACTATTTATATCAGAACAGAAATTAAAAGACAGCACAGCAATCAATTTGAATGTCGATACAAACATATTGCTTCCTTATATAAGACAGGCACAGAAGCTTTATGTTGAGCCAAAGCTAGGAACGGATTTAACACAAAAGCTTAAAGACTTAATCACAGCAGGAACACTTGGAAATGGTGGTAATGAAGCTTATGAAACTTTAGTAGATACATACGTTGGGGATATGCTACCTTCATGGGCGTTTTACCACGCTATCCCATTCCTTAGGTTTAAGGTGGAAAATGGAAACATATATAATAAAGTATCAGAAACAGGAACAGCTTTAAGCACAGAAGAAGCACAACATTTAAGAGAAGAAATCAGGAACACAGCGGAATACTATACGGAAAGAATGATAGAGTACGTTAAAAACAATACATCATTATTCCCTGAATACTCTACCAATTCAGGTGCAGACATCTCCCCTGATTCCAATGCCTACTATAATGGAATGAACCTTGAACGCCCACCTAGACAGGGGAATAAATTAACTTTAAGAGATTTTTTAACACCTGACTTAACTTAATGAAGAAACATTACAAACCAAAGAAAGTAAATATAACTAAGCTAAAATCCTACTTGGAAACTAAGCCTAAAAATAATAATAATGACAGATCTAAAAGACACAATACAAGTAGGAATAGCTAACGGATCAGCTATTGGAGTATCACTAGTTGAAGCAAACGAATTATTGACTTTTATTTCTTTAATTCTAGCAATAGCATTTACTATTTATAAATTTGTAAAATTCAAAAAATGAAACGGCGTAAACTGAACAGCAACAATCCTAAGTATAACAAAACCCAAGAAAGTGATGTTAAAGTGCGTAAAGAATTTGTTAAAGAAGTTAAAGGGTGTAAAATCTACAAAACCTATTATCTCTAACCCTAAACACATAAACCTTTTAATTCTTAGAGATACTTTTACTGATGAAAGTACAATAGGAGAATTATTTTTAGACGGTGAAAGGTTTTGTGATACATTAGAATTACCTTATAGAGATAATCAAAGAAGTATATCCTGCATACCCACAGGGCAGTATAAGGTGAGAATAAGATACCCAAGAGAAAGTGCAACAAGAGAATATTTGCACTTATTAGTTCAAGATGTAAAAGATCGTTCATATATATTATTTCATAGAGGAAATACAGCTAAAGACACAAGGGGTTGCATACTAGTAGGGCAAGGTAGCCAACAAGACATTGTTCATAATTCAACTTTAGCTATGGACTTACTTATGAAAGAAATTATAAATTTGGGTGGCGAGAATATTAATTTAATAATCAAAAATAAATAATCATGAAAAAGTTTTTAAAAAACTATTTAATCGGACAAATGTTTAAGTCTAAGAAGTTTTGGTACGCAGTAAGTTCAGTTGTTGTTCCTGCTATTGTTACTTACTTAGGTGTTGATGAAACAACTGCAAAAGATTTATATTATGCAATCTTAACCTTAATTGTAGGACAAGGAATTGCTGATGTCGCTAAGAAATAATAGATACAGACTAAAGCCGCACGAAATTGTGGCACTACAAAAAATGCGAGAAACCGAAACTAGTAACGTCCTAGTTGTCGGTGACTTGCATGAACCATTTTGCCTAGACGGCTACCTGGACTTTTGCTTAGAACAATACGAAACTTATAATTGCAATCAAGTTATATTCATAGGTGATATCCTAGACAATCACGCATTTTCCTACCACGAACCTGATCCTGATGGAATGTCAGCAGGTTTAGAACTAGAAAAGACAATAGAAAAAGTAGCACAATGGTACAACGCTTTTCCTGATGCTGATGTTTGTATTGGAAACCACGACAGAATGGCTAGTCGTAAAGCCATGACAGGCGGTATTCCTGCTGCTTGGATAAAGTCTTACAATGAAGTCTTAGGCACACCTAATTGGAATTGGGTTGAATCAATAGTCTATGATGATGTGCTGTATGAACACGGTGAAGGTGGGCAGGCACAAGCTAAAGCAAAAAATAACCTAATGTCAAGTGTTTGTGGACATACTCACACGGAAGCATATTGCAAATGGTTTGTAGGAAAACGCTTTAGGGTGTTCGGTATGCAGGTAGGTTGTGGGGTTGATTCAACCACTTATGCAGCAGCATACGCTAAAAACTTTAAAAGACAAGCTATAGGTTGCTCAGTCGTACTAAACAATGGTACACTACCAATAAACCTTTTAATGCCCTTATAATGCAGCTAAAAGACACTACAAAGCTCACACTATTCTATTTTCTTATAATAGTAATAGTATTGCTTTTCTCTATATAAAACACTAATTAACACCTTTATTGTTAATAACTTTGTAAATTATTCTGTTTATAACATTGTTAATTCAAAAATAGTTTGTATTATTGCATCATATTAATCAATACGAAAATAAGATGTACACAAACTACACAATGAAAGAAGCAACAAACAAACAGGAAGCTATTATATCAATATGTGATGTATTAAAAGAAAGGCCTGTATGGCTTAATAAATGCCTAAGTAACTTATCTGTTATTTTACAAAATAGCAACGAAACAAATCAAAATATTATATTACAATCTATGCCACCTGAAACTTGTGTAGATTTATTTGTTGAATTTAAAACCGAATACTATAACTTTAAAGACAATACAGTATGGAGTTAAAAGAAAAAATTGAACAAGAACGATTAGCTTTAGAATATATGGAAACTGTTTTAATTTGCGAATCCTTTTACTTTTATAATAACGGAGTATATAAAACAATAGAAGATCTATCGCCGCAGGGTTGGTTTACAGACTTAAAAAAAGTAGAACCAAGTATCAGAATTTTTGGAACAAGAGAACAAATAGATGAAGCTTTAGATGTTTATATTGAAATGACAGGGCTTAATCTTGATGAAGTTTATGATTATGAAAATAAAGATATGCTAAAAATCTACAAAGAAAGATATAATAAAATGAATAATAATAAAGCACTAATAACAACGATATGAAAAACGAACACGAAGTAGCACCTGTAATTGAAAAGATTTTTAATTTAGGAAAAAACGAAAAGCAAGAAGATGAATTAATACACAAAAGAATGAATGATATTAATACATTTCAAGCACACGAAAACGAAGTATATTTAAGAGGAACAGATGAATACGGACAAGACTTTCAACTTTGTTTTGATAGCTATGATTTTTTAGAATGGATAGATACAGAACAATTAGAATATATAAAAGAACAACTTACTAAATACATAAAAACAAAATGAAAAAAAATATAGATCAATTTGAATTTGCAGCTTGGTTTGCAGAACATAGGCCAAACGATTTTAGCCCAATAGGTAGGTTAGAATTATATGAAATGCTAAGAAGTTATGAAGAAGATACAGGGGAGGAAATAGAATTTGATCCTATTGCTTTCTGTTGTGAATATACAGAATACGAAGATATGGAAGAATTTTGGCTTGATTATGACAGGGCAGATTATCCTAATGAAGAATCAATAATGGACGCAACTTTTTATTGGGGATTTGGAGATTCTTTTATAATACAACAATTTTAAAATAAATTTTTTATTTTTGAACAGAATTATAAACTAAATTATTAAACATGAAAACAGAACTAATTAAGGAAAAGTACAATCATTATGGCTTAACACCTGATGATGTATATAGGCATCAACACTATGTCATAATAACTAGATCAGGTATAGACAAGATACAAGCAATAGAAAATATAACTATTGATTATGAAGTAATAAATTGCGAAAAAGACTTTTGTGTTGTTAAAGCAAATGCACTAAAGGGTGAAGCATCAATACAAACATTTGGATCAGCCCTAAAAGGTGGGTTTAAAGATGGTAACTGCAACACTTGGTACGTTATGGAAATGGCTGAAAAAAGGGCTATGAGCAGGGCAGTACTAAAACTCACAGGTTTTTACGAACTAGGGGTGTTTGGTGAAGATGAATCAGAAGATTTTAAAAAGAAATATTAATAAATTAAATAAATAAAAATGGAAATTAAAGGAAAAATAATTGGAATATTAGAATCAGAAACAGGTACAAGTAAGGCAGGTAAGTCTTGGGAAAGTCAAGTTTGTGTTATAGACACAGGTGCAGAATACAACAATAAAATAGCCCTAAAATTTATGGGGGATAAAGTTAGTTTGCTGCAAAATTTAAGTGAAGGGGATAATGTTCATGCTCATTGTAATGTTTATTCAAGAGAATATAACGGAAGATTTTTTAATAACATAGACTGTTGGAGAATTGCATTGAGTAATACTGACGATATTAAAAGTTCCGTAGATGATGCTTGGGCAACCTCAGATGATAATCCATTTTAAGATGATACAAGAAGAAAATTTTAAGAATTTATGTAACCTTACTACATCATTAGTAGGGCTGCGTAAAGGTTCTCTTTCTTACAAAAGCAGGGAACAGAAATATCAGATACCTAGAACAGTTGCAGCAGTAGTGGCAAGAATGGTTGATGATACACATCAAACAATAATAGCTAAAGAACTTAAAAGAGATAGGAGTTTGGTTTATCATTATGAAAAGACACACCAAGCTAATTATAGATCTTTTCCTAAATATAGAGAAGTATTTAATAAAGTTTATAATGCTTATAATAACATACAGGGATCAAAAAGGACTTTTGCAGACTTAGCACAGCTAAAAAATTATTTAAGAGAATGCGGTGTAACTAATAGTGAAAAGCACCAACAAACTATCAGAATCACATCAGGTAGAGTTCAAGCTGATGTAAAATTGTCGTATAGAGATTTTTATAATCAATTAGAAAAGTGTAAAATTGCAATGACAGATTGTAACTATAATTTAGAAATAATATAATGACAAAACCCAACTACTATGCTATTATACCTGCTGATGTAAGATACAGTAAAAATATAACTCCTAATGCGAAACTTCTTTATGCAGAAATAACTGCTTTGTGCAATATGAATGGCAAATGCACAGCTTCAACTCAATACTTTTGTAAACTCTATGAAGTTAGTAGGGTGTCAATTCAAAAATGGCTTAAAACATTAGAAGAAAACAATTATATAAAGCGTGTTAATATATATAAACAAGGTAGTAAAGAAATAGATACAAGGGTGATAACTTTGGTTAACATGCCTACTAAAGAAAAGTTTACAGATAATAATAATATAAATATAACTAATACTAATCTTACAGATAGTAATAATAAAGGGCGTTTTAAAAAACCAACTAATTGGGAAATTAAAATTTATTGTGAGCAAAGAGAGAACAATATAGATGCGGAAACTTTTTATGATTTTTATGAAAGTAAAGATTGGAAAGTTGGTAAAACAAAAATGAAAGATTGGAAGGCATGTGTTCGCACTTGGGAAAGGAGAGAAGTAAAAAAACAAACAATGGGGAAACTACACTCACAATTAAATGAATGGCAAGAAGCTAAAAAATTATTATGAAACCATTAAAAAACGAAAACCTAAAAGATTTGGCAGAAAAAGTGTTAGATTTAGTAGCTAAGACATCAGTTGAAATAGGACATAAAACAGACGCAAATACTATGGCTACATTAAGTAAAATATTTGCACAAGATCTTATTCAAGAAAATCGTTTTGGAGATATGACTTTTAACCAAGTTGAAGATGCTTTTAGACAGGGGGTAAGGTTTGGAAAAGATGAACCATTTTTAAATATTAGAACATTTTACAAATGGACTTATGCACATAAAAAAGTAGTAGATGATGCGACACATCAGGTAGAAAAGTTAGATATGCCAAAAGAAAAAGTACCATTTTACCAAGAAACAATAAAACTACTCAAATGATTGGGTGGGTAATAATCGCAGCAATAGTGCTGCATATAAACTATAAATTAAAAGAATGAAAACACTAACACAAAAAGATCGAATTATCAGACACTTAAAAGACAAAGGATCAATTACATCATTAGAAGCTATGCAGGAATATGGCATCATGAGATTAACATCAAGAGTTTGTGAATTAAAAGACGAAGGGTACAAAATTAGAAGTGAATTTGTGAGCAGTAAAAACAGGTACAATGAACCTGTATCTTTTAGCAAATATACTTTAATAAAATAATAAGTGAAGTCAATAAGTAAACTAAAAAAAGAACTAGATAAATGGTTTAGTCTTTACATCAGATTAAGAGATGCTACAAATGAAGGCATGGTACAGTGCTTCACCTCGAACAGGGTTTACCACTACAAGCAGATTCACGCAGGACATTTTATGTCAAGAAGATGTTTATCTACAAGGTGGTGTGAAATAAACGTACAGCCACAGTCAGCAGCAGACAATTTATTCGGTCAAGGTGAACAGTTCAAGTTTGGCCTTAATTTAGATGCTAAGTATGGTGAGGGTACAGCAGAAGAATTACAACTTAAAGCAAGACAAATTCAAAAGTTTTCAAGAGTAGATTACGAAGATAAAATAAGTTATTACAAAGACGCTGTTAAAAACTTAAAAAAAGAAAAAGGAATAGAGTAACATTTTTTATATCTTTGGCGTATGCATACTCCGATTTATTCAAGTGAAGAACATAAGTCAATAGTTGAGGTGTATATAAAAACAGCCACACAGTTTGTTCAAGACGTAACTACTGAGCCAAGATATAACAACTATTTAGAAGTGCTAAGTCTTATTGTAGATTATTCAAATGGTTATGGTGAGGGGGTAAGAGAGAACAATTTTTATGATTGGATAACAATACTACCTATAAACATTTCGGTTGCAACAGCAGGGTTTTTCGCAGGAATAGAGACAAAAGGAAATATGGCAGTATTAAGAGCATACAAAGTGGTGTTAGATCAGATGCTACAAGAAACAGTAACTAAGTTAGATGATTTAGAACCAACTAATGAATAAGATATATACTGAAATAGCAAAATTGACTGACAAATTTAGGACTATGGCTTATGGCTTAACAAATGATGAAAACAAAATAAATGAAGCTGTGCAGGAATTAATGCTTTATTTTCTTCAAGCTAATCCTAATGTGATAAGATCAATTTATGAGAAAGACGGAATACTTGGAATCACTCGTTATGGTGCAGTAGCTTTAAGAAGGGCTTTGACAAGCAAAAGAAGTAATTTTTATTATAAGTATGAAAAGTATTACACACATATTGATAGGAGTATTCACTCTACTAATGACACTGGTGTTGATGATTTTACAGTTAGTGGCACTTATCACTATAAAGACATATCAAATATTCCTAATCAAGAAATAGACAACCATAAGCTAATAAAACTAGAATTGATAGATAAAGAATTAGATAAACTAGATAATTGGTACGATCGTGAATTGTTTAAATTGTATTATTATGAAGGTAACACCCTTGATTCACTAGCTGCCAAAACTAAAATAAGCAGAAACAGTTTATTTACAACAATAGACAAAGTAAGAACAATATTAAAAAAAGAATTAAATGAAGATGTATAACCCAAAAACACACGACAGTTTTTTAATGCAGTTTGGATTTAGACACCCTGATTGGAAAAACAAATGAATAAGTTTTTTGTTCCTAATAATGTTTATGAAGATAGATTAGCAATTTGCAAATCTTGTATTTATTATTTTAAACCAACAGGAACGTGCAAGGATTGTGGCTGTTTTATGAAACTCAAAGCAAGATTAGCACCAATGGAATGCGGACAAAGAAAATGGCAAAAGACAACAGAAATAGAAACCCCTGATGATTTGCCACAAGAAATGATAGATGAAGTATTAGATATGTGGAAAGATTTAAAAACAGGTAAGGCAAAAAATATAGCTGCTAAAAAAAGAATGATAGAAACCTATAATGTTATATTTAACACTAGCTATTCTACTGGCACAAATTGTGGATCTTGTTTATCTACTTGCTTTGACGGAATAAAAAAACTATATAAAAAATACAGCGAATGAGTTACTTAGCACACTTAAAAAGAAACAAAATGCACTATTCAAGCAGATGGATAGTTAAATATGAAAATAATGACACTAATGATTTAGTAAGGGAGGTAAAGTTAATATTTAACCCTCAAGAATATCGCAAGTCATCAAGATCAAGAACACTAAATACCCAAGAGGGTTTAATTAAAATACTAGAAAATGACAAAGAAAGAAGATTACAAGAAACACCCTGAACCAACTTATTACACAGGTACAATGTACGGCTACTCGGCTAGGAATATAGTAGAGGACTTTCAGTTAGGTTACAACACAGGTACGGCAGTTAGCTATTTATTACGTGCAGGAAAAAAAGAAGGCAATCCTGCTGAACAAGATATACAAAAAGCTATAAACCATTTACACTTTGAATTAGACAAACTATATAAAGAAAGTAAAATAGTAACAGGAGGACTTGCACAATGACTCTATATAAATGTAAATGCGGCAACGAAGAAGAAATAGGCAAAGCAACAATAGGGTTGAGGGAAGGGAAGTGGAGAACAATACAAGCGTTGTGCGATTGTGGGTTATGGATGGATTCAGAACCTGAAGATGGTATGCCTACTTTAATAAGAACAGAAGCATCTTTGAGTAAAAAGAAAAGAGGTGATAAACTTTGGGATAGTGCAAAAGAAAAATTAATAGGCGAAAGAGGTGTAAATGAAGATTTTTAAATGAAAAACAAAAGAATAGTAAAAGAGCAAAAGGCATTAGCAAAGAAAGTTATTGAATACTTTTACAATAACCCTAAAGCAAATACATCTAAAGAAATAGAAGAAGTCTTTAATGTATCACATAGAAGGGTTAGAATAATATTAAGTGAGCATTTAAAATATAAACTAGAAAATAGTTTAGCCAGAAGGTGTGCAAGTTACTAATAAATAAATAAATTAAAATTCTATTATATACTATGAAGCAACAAGTTAAGATCAGCAAGGTAAAGGGAAACCCTAACAACCCTAGAATCATTAAGAATGATAAATTTAAGAAGCTAGTAAAGTCAATACAGGAATTTCCTGAGATGTTAAAGCTTAGGCCTATTGTTGTAGATGAAGATATGATGGTGCTTGGTGGCAATATGAGATTAAAGGCAAGTAAAGATGCAGGACTAAAAGAAGTGTGGATTGAAATAGCTGAAGGACTTACTGAAGAACAAAAGAAAGAATTTATCGTTAAAGACAATGTAGGTTTTGGAGAATGGGAATGGGATATGTTAGCTAATGAATGGGATAGCGTTCAACTAGCTGATTGGGGTTTAGATGTATGGCAAAATGAAGATGATGTAAAAGAGGAAGAAGTTTATACAAAGAATATTGAAGCGCCCACTTATGAGCCTAAAAATGAAAAGCCAAAAGAAGAAGAACTTTACAATGAAGATAAAGTAAAAGAGCTAATAAAAAAGATAGGGCTTTCTAATATAGAAAAGGAAGAAAAAGAATTTTTAATAAAAGCTGCTTACAGGCATACAGTATTTAACTATCAAAGTATTGCAGACTTCTATGCTCACTCAAATAAAGAAGTTCAGGAATTAATGGAAGATAGTGCTTTAGTAATAATTGATTTTAATAAAGCTATTGAAAATGGTTTTGTTAAAGTAAGTGATAAAATTAAAGAACAATATTTAAGCGAATATGAATAAAGATTTTGCAGTATTTATATTAACACACGGAAGGCCTGATAATGTTGTTACTTATAATACAATAAAAAATCAAGGTTACACAGGAGATATTTATATAGTAATTGATAATGAAGATAAGTCAGCAGATACATATTATAAAAATTTTGGTGATAAAGTAATAATGTTTGACAAGAAAGCCATATCAAAAACTTTTGATGAAGCAGATAATTTTGAAGATAGAAGGACAATCGTATATGCTAGAAATGCCAGTTTTAAAATTGCTAAAGATTTAGGAATTAAATATTTTATGCAATTAGATGATGATTATACATTATTTCAATATAAGCTAATCGTTAAAAATAAACCTGTACATAGTGAAGTCAAAAATTTAGATAGTATATTTAACTCGTTAATAGATTATTATAAAACAATTTCTGCAAAAAGTATAGCTATTGCACAGGGTGGAGATTTTATAGGTGGTATTGATAATGGGAATAGGGCTTACAGATTTAGTAAAAGAAAATGTATGAATAGTTTTATTTGTTCTACTGAAAGGCCTTTTAAATTCAATGGAAGAATAAATGAAGATGTAAATACTTACACTAATTCAGCAAGTAAAGGGTTTTTATTTCTTACTATACCTGAATTATGTCTAGTTCAAAAACAAACACAAAGTAATAAAGGTGGTATGACAGATATATATCAAGCAAAAGGAACTTATATAAAATCTTTTTATTCAGTTATTTTTCAACCTTCAAGTGTTAGTGTTAATATGATGAAAACAAGTAATTCAAGATTACACCATAATATTAATTGGAAAACAACAGCCCCTTTAATTTTAGAAGAAAAATATAAAAAATAAATGGAACAAAATAGAACAAAGATTAACAAAGAGAGATTATTAAAAGCTTTAGAGTCAAGTCTAGGAGTAATTACAACTGCATTAAAAGCAACTGATCTTTCAAGAACTAACTTTTACAAGTGGCTAAAAGAAGATGAAGAATTTGCAGCTAAGGTTGAGGAAATAGAAAACATACAGCAAGACTTTATTAAGTCAAAGTATTACGAATGTGTAAAAGACAAAGTGCCTGCTGTTGTAATACACGCTGCTAAGACTAGACTTGGTTGGAATGAAACCAACAGATTAGATGTAACCTCAGGAGATAAAGCAATTAATATGCCTATCATAACATTTATCGAAACTGATACTGAATAAAAAATACAACCCACTCTTTGAATCTGATGCTCGTTATTTTATTATAACAGGTGGTAGGGGATCAGGCAAGTCGTTTGCTGTAACTGCTTTTTTAACTTTACTTACAATGACAAAGGGTATTAGAATACTCTTTACAAGGTTTACAATGGTTTCAGCCCATTTGTCAATTATTCCTGAATTTTTAGAAAAGATAGGGCTACTAGGGTTTGATGATATTTTTAGTATTAATAAAACAGAAGTGTTAAATACAAGCAATCAATCTGACATACTATTTAGAGGGATCAAGACATCAGCAGGTAATCAGACAGCTAGTTTAAAGTCTTTACAAGGTATTAGCTGTTGGGTATTAGATGAGGCAGAAGAATTAATTGATGAAGATATATTTGATACTATTGATTTAAGTATTAGAGAAAAAAACAAACAGAATAGAATCATTTTAATTCTAAACCCTGTTACTAAAGAACATTGGATATACAAAAGGTTTTTTGAGGACAAGGGCGTTGAAGCAGGTTTTAATGGCTTTAAAGACAATGTGTGTTATATCCATAGTACATACCTAGACAATAAAGAAAACCTCTCACAAAGCTTCCTAGAGCGTATTAAGACTATAAAGCACAACAACTTTAAAAAATACACGCACAAGATAATGGGGGGTTGGTTAGACAAGGCAGAAGGTGTTGTATTTGAAAACTGGTCAATAGGTGAGTTTAATCCTGATGGATTACAAACGTCTTGTGGTATGGACTTTGGTTTTAGTATTGATCCTGATAGCTTGACAGAAGTAGCAATAGATAAACGCAAAAGAAAGATATATTTAAAAGAACATATTTACAAGAATGGATTAAAATCACAAGAACTTGCTCAAATTGTTTTAGATAAAGTTGGCAACAAGCTTATAATTGCAGATTCAGCAGAACCAAGACTAATTGCTGACTTAAAACATTTAGGTGTAAATATAAAAGCAGTAAAGAAAGGAACAATTGAAAGTGGTATAACTCGTATGCAAGATTATGAATTAGTAATAACACCTGAATCTACCAACATAGCTAAAGAATTAAACAACTATATATATAGTGATAAATCATCTAAGCTTTATGTCGATAATTACAACCATGCTATCGACGGAATAAGATACAATGTTATATTTCACTTAGACAACCCAAATGCAGGGAAGTATTTTGTGCAATAAAAAAAGGGCAGTAGATAAATTCTACTACCCTCTCAAACTAAAATGAAACACACAAACGTGGCAAATATACATTAATAAACTAAATAACAATAATTTCTATTATATATTAGATGAACATCAAAATTAAAAAAGACAAAGAAGTAAAAAGATTTAAACTGATTAATGATTGGGCTGATGTAACTTTAGGCAGGTGGATTAAACTTATAAAGTTACAGAATGTAAGTAAAGCAAAAGAAGCAAAAGAAACAATAGCAGCTTTATCTGATATTCCTAAAAATTTAATTGACAAACTTGCACTAAAAGACATAGTATTACTTATGAGTAAACTATCCGAAATGCAAGAGAATAAGAATAGCACTTTAAAAAAGATAATTGATATACAAGGCAAAAGGTATGGGTTTCACCCTGATCTTGATTCTATTACATTAGGAGAATATGCAGATTTGGAAACATTTTTAAAAGGTGGTGTCGAACAAAACTTACCTGAATTAATGGCTATCTTATATCGTCCTATTATAGAAGAAACATCAAGCGGTGTTTACACCATTGATTCTTATGACGGAAATATAAGTATAAGGGCAGAAGAAATGAAAAAGATGTCAGCAGAACAAGTGCAATCAGCACTGGTTTTTTTTTATCATTTAGGGAAAGAGTTACTAATGACTTTGCCATTTGTTTTGACACAGCAGCAGAAGGAAATGACACAGCTATTGCATCAAATCAATTCGCAGAAAAGTGGAGTTGGTTTGGAGTGATGTATAGACTATGTAACGCAGACATATCAAAATTAGATGAAATAACCAACAAGAGTTTGTTAGAATGTTTAACTTGGTTAAGTTATGAAACAGATTTAGAATCGCAAAATAAAGTAAATTATGGCATTGACAATAAATAAGAGTTACAATAATGTAATAAACACCCTTTGTAGAATGGGTGAATATCACGATCAAATATCAACAGTATCTGTTGGAGATATTTTTGACATTAACTTGGAGAAAATGGAGAAGATGCCTTTATTACATATTAACCCTACATCTGTAAATACAGGTGATAGTGAATTGGTGTATAACTTTCAAATATTTATAGCTGATTTAGTATCTGAAAAAGATAATTGGCAAACATACCAAGCAAAGCAATTAACTAAGTTGATTGATCCTAAAAATAATGAGCAAGAAGTTTGGAATCAGACTTTAGAAATATGCACAGACATTATAGGTATGTTAAGGCATAGTACAAGACAAGCAGTAGAAGGGACAAGTGATGCAATTAATCACCCACTTTATTTTACAGAAGATCAATTTAATATAGAGCCGTTTCAAGAAAGATTTGACAACCTTTTATGTGGGTGGACTTTTACAATAGGAATTAAAGTAATGAACGACTTTCAAACCTGTACTATCCCTGTAACAGATGCAGGTGCAGGGTACTAATGTTTAAATTCAAGATATGGAAAATAGAGATACAACTAATACCACCAAAAATAACAATAAAACTTTAAACAGGGTGATAAACACTTATGATGACATATTAGTAAGGTTAGATGATATAAGCATAAAGCTAGAAAGCTACAATGACTATCCACAAGCAGCAACTAATAACGCAAAACGTGCTAGAAAATGGAAGGAAGAAAATGGCAGTACTTGTGGAACTAAAGTAGGGTGGACAAGAAGTTCACAATTAGCAAATAGAAAACCTATTAGCCGTGATACAATAGCAAGAATGGCTTCATTTAAAAGACATCAACAACACAAAGACGTGCCTTATTCAGAAGGGTGCGGTGGTTTGATGTATGACGCTTGGGGTGGTTCGTCAGGTATTAACTGGGCAATAAATAAATTAAAACAAATAGACAAAAAATAAAATTATGGCAGATTTAACAGTAACAATTAACGAAAGCGTAACCATTAATGGTGCTTTAAGAGGATCAACTAACACTCTAAACATAGCAAGTATAACAGATACTTTTGAAAGAGTAGTGACTTGTCCTAATGCAGCAACAACTACAATAGCAACATTTTCTTCTAATGTATATGATAGTGCAGGTGCAATAGATGCTGAGAATGTTAGATACATTAGAGTATCAAACTTATCTGATACTTACGATATTGAAATTGGAGTAGCAGGTGCAGCTTCAAATTATTCAATGTTAATACCAGCAGGTAATTCACACATCATAGCAAGAGCAGACAATGTGATGTTAGCAGAAGCAGATGCAGTCCCTACTTATGGATCACTAGCAGATATTACAAAATTAGAAGTTAGACCAACAGCATCAAACCCTGTTGACGTTGAAATATTTGTAGCTAGTATATAATGAAGTTAGCAAACATAGAAAGGTACTTAGACAGCTTTGCTGATGATGTAGTGAAGCAATCTAAAGGTGTTTTATCTTCTTCTAAAGGTGATAGTGCTTTAGGCAAATCTATAAAAGCAAATGTTACAGAAGATTCAAATGGGTACAGCATCAAATTTTTTATGTTTGATTATGGGAAATATTTAGACGAAGGTGTTTCAGGAAATAAAACCAAACAATCATTTATAAACTACAAAGGCAAGAAAACTTTAAGTTCTTATAAATACACAACTAAAGGACCTCCTATTGATATTCTTTCTAAGTGGATAAAAAAGAAAGGTATAAAACCAAAAGGACTAGGAAGGGGTAGATCTAAAACAACAGGGCAATTCGTTTCAGGGTTTGCTTTTTTAATAAGTAAAAAAATAAAAAGAGAAGGTATTAAAAGTATCAGCTTCTTTCAACAACCTTTAGGGATAGAGTATAGAAAACTTAAAAAAAATCTATTAAAAATGTTAGAATTAGACATTCAAACTTATCTAACAACATTTACTAAAAAATAAATTATGGCAATCACAATAGAACAGAAACCTTTATATAACAACTTCCCTGCCGGACAGCAGATTATATATACAGTATCTGAACCAACAGTAGCTACTTATTTCAATTTTAAATACATAGCAGAAGTTTACATTAGCACAGGAGTGACTATTAATTTTGCAAGTACATCATTAAGGGTTGCTATATTTAAAACAACACCAAACAATGCAGGGGTAGGTATTTTTGATTTACAGCCATTTTTGGAAAGCTATGTAACTGCTCAAAACACAGGTGTTGGTGGAACAAATCAAAGTTCTAGTGAATACAAGACAGTAGATTACAGCATAGACACACCACACCCTATACATTTGATAGATAAATACAGTAAAAATGCTATGGGTATTCGTGGTTTAGCAGTAAGATTTAAAGCTGAGGGATCAACTACTGCAACAGGCGCAGTAGCAGATTTAGGGTTTACTACAAATGGACGTATGTTGTATTTTTTTAATGGAGTATTATATCAAGATAACCCCTTAACGTATAGCAGTGGAAATTATGGTTTTAATTTAGGTGCTGCTGACTTATATACTATCAGAACAGGTGATAAATTTTTAACTAATGCACCGACTACTCAATATGCTAATATTGATGATTATGGAACAGTTGGTATGTTAAACTTTTTACCAGGAGGAACATCAGATAGAGTAAATGAATTAAATTTTGAATACTTTAAAAAAGACGGATCAAGCGTAACAGAAACTAGCACTCAGGGGTACAGTGCTGGTGGTTGCACAAATTTAGATAATGTAAAGTGCATGTTTTTATTTGCAGGAATTTATCCTGCTAATCTTAGAAATTGGAGTACAGTATTTCAAGGCTTAGTAACAGCAGGCACAATAGACTATTATACTGTTCAAGCATCTTCAACAGCTAGTAACAATTTATCACAAAAGTATACTATTAACATTAATTGCCCTAACACAAAAGGGTATGAAAGTGTCAGACTTACTTGGTTGAATCAATGGGGTGCTTGGGATTATTATACATTCACACAAAAGTCTGTTAAATCATTAACAACAAACAGCACTACTTACACTCAAATGTCAGGATCTTGGAATGATAGTAAATATTTAATTCATGGATATAAAGGTGGTAGAAAGAATTTTAGAGTAAACTCAACTGAAAGGATAGTAGTCAATACAGACTATGTAACAGAAGAACATTCAGCGTGGTTTGAAGAATTAATAAATAGCACAGAAGTTTATATATTAAAAGGGTTTGATGCAAGTGAAACCAACCCCTACAACACAATAACAAATAAATATGTAGAACCTGTATTAATCACAACATCTGATTATACTAGAAAAACAGTAGCTAATGACAGATTAATACAATATACATTCAACATGGAAAGAAACAAAACAAGACAAACACAGACTGCATAATGAGCGTACAGTTAATTTTATACCCCCAAATAGATTTAAATCAAGAATTTATGACAGATGCCATAGATTTTAGTTTAGTGGACTTTGCAGCTAATTATGACACAACAGTATCACCACCTATTTATTTAGACATAATGGCTAATGCGTCAGGTAGTGTTGGGAGTTGGAGAAGATTCAGACAAACATCAAATGGTACTATGGCTTTGCCTAACGGCACGTCAGGGGGTAACCTTGTTCTTAATGCTATCACTCAAGCAAATGCAGCAGGTAGATCAGGAGTATATCAAAAGCTAGGTGGATTAATAGTAGGTGCAAAATACACAATGATTGTAGAATATACAACAGGTGCAGGTGTAATACAATTAGCAAGGTATAACAACTTAAATAATGGAAGTGAAAGTGCGTGGGAATCATTAGCTAATGTATCAACAACATCTACTTTTTCATGGGAATTTACAGCCCTTACAACTACTGACACAGTATTTCTTACTTACCTTTATCAAGGTGCAGACAACCTTACAGTTCAAAGTATTTCTGTAACTCCTTCTGCTTCACAAACTTATGAAGGACAAGTAATATGCGACTTATACGAAGATGAAGAAATACCATTAACTTTAAGTGTTGATGATTTTAAAAATGTAGCAGAAAAAGTACAGTCGTACTCTAAAGATTTTAACTTACCTGCAACTAAAAGAAACAACAAGATTTTTGGCAGCATCTTTGAAATAACAAGATCTATTGGTGATGTCAATTCTTTTAACCCTTATATAAACACTAGGGCTGTATTAAAGCAAAATGGGTTAATGTTGTTTGACGGCTCTTTAAAGCTAATAGACATTCAAGATAAAGAAGGGGAAATAAGCTATAATGTTAATTTGTTTGCACAAACAATCGCTTTGGCAGATACCTTAAAAAATAAAACTTTTGATAATATTAATTTTGATGAGTTAGAACATACTTATGATAAAGCAGCTATTAAAGGGAGTTTCTCTACAAACGGACTGCCTTTATCTAACCCTTTGCCAACAGGCACTTATGCAGGAACAGCAGGTGCTAGTGTTACAGATGTGTTGAAATACCCATTTGTAGATTGGACAGGGCAAATACTTATAGCTAATGGTGCAACAGGAAATTTCGCAACAGCAGGTAATCCTGAATTAACATCTTTTGAGCAAGCTTTTCGTCCGTTTATAAAAATTAAATATTTAATAGATAGAATATTTAGCGAATCAGACTACACATATTCATCAACTTTATTTGACAGCTCAGGTTTTGGTAATTTATTTATGGATTTTAATTGGGGGGGGGAAAGCATGCCGAGTGTAATTGGTGATACAAGTTATACGGCAACTTATTATTATGACGCAAGTGCATCAACCCCAACCTTTGAAAACGGCACATCTACTTTTGAAACTTTACCATTATTAGATAACTCAGTAACAGGAGGACAAACTACATCATCTGTACCCCCTGATTATAATACAACAGGGGGAGATATTTACAAAATTGTTGCAACAACCGACAATCAAGTTTACGATATAAATTATAATTGGTATATAATACATCAAGGTGGCTCAGCTTTTACAGCCGAAGTTCAATGGCAATATTATGATGCTAGTGCTACCTCTACAACTACAATAGATTTTCATTCGGAAACCACTTTAATTAATGATGTGATAACTTATGCAGGTAATATGAATATTGCTTTAGACACAGGTGATAAACTTTGGGCTGAATACAGAATTGTAAGTCCAGGGACAGGTGCAAATTTAAGAGTTTCACAAACACAAACATCAACAACTACTTTTAACCTTACTAGTTCAGTAGTTACAACCTCAACTCTAAATAGTCAAAGGGGGGAAATTAATCAATGGGAGTTTCTTAAAGGTATTTTTACAATGTTTAACTTAATAACATTAGAGGATAAAAGCAATCCTGGAAATATTATTATAGAATCTTATAGTGATGTATTTACTAATATAGGTGCAGGAACAACATTAGCAGAAAGAGGAATTAACCATGATTGGACAGATAAAGTAGATTTAAAAGATATAAAATTAAAACCCTTAAATGATTTAAAGAAAAAGACTGTTTTTAAATATGAAGAAGATGAAGAAGATTATATTTTTAATGTATATAAAAGATCAACAAACGGACACTTATACGGAAGCAAAGTATTTAGTGCAGCAGGATTAACAGTCTTGGAAGGGG